AATTAATCATTTTAGCGTCATAGAAAGTTTTAATTTCCTTGCTGATAACGTCCCAGTTTTCTTCTAAATGATTATTTTTGATATATTTCAAGATACGCTTCTGCACTGCCCAACGCATGTCCTGTATTTTTAGTATCAAAGCTATTTCCAGACCTTTACCTTTCAGAAAATCGTTGTTTAACTGATTTTCTAGTTTAGCTAAGACTGTTATTACTTTTTCCTGCTGCTCAAAAAGTCTTTTTTGCTGAGTGATATACGTATAACTTATAACTCCCATTATACCTAGCTCAACTATAGCTTTTGCTTCTTCAAAATTTATCCCCACATTTTATCCTCTTTTCGCTGCTACAATATATTTTTATTCCCTTTTTTCTCAAAGTCAAATATCTCTTGAATAAATTCGGATGGAACGAGCTTAGTTTTCAATTCCTTTATGCAGCCTAGAACTGTGTCCTCTCCAATTTCTTCAATAAAATTTGGAATCCACTTTCTGTCAATTTCTTTTTCTTTTAAAACGTAGTTTTCCAATTTTTCCCAAAATCCATTTGCAATTGCGTCAAATTTTTCTGCTCCTGTCTTTGCCTTATTTACAATCTCGTTTTTGTAAATTTTCCCCTTCACCATCTCAACTGCCTTGTTAATTATCCAAATTTTTATCATTTTATTCATTTTTATCACTCCCTACTTTATTCTTTTTCTTAAAATGTCTGCATATTTAATCATCGCTTTCCTCTGTTCTTTTAACAATTCCTGTTCTTCCAAATCAATTGTTTTAAAAGTATTATTTTTTTCAATAAAGTTATTCAATTTTTCGATTTTAAAATCCAAATCTTCTAGTTCTTTTTGCAATCTTAGTTTATAATTGTTCATTTTACCGCTCCTAACTCTTTATTTTACCAATATCAATTTTAAGCTAGCTAACAAGCCCTGCAATCAATTTTCGCTTATTAGCTAACCATTTATACCAAAATTATTTTTAACGTCCAGATACAGCTTGTATTCAAGTCATTTTTTTACTACTTCAGTTCAAAATGTGGCGTGTCATTCATTCTCCAGTTTCCCCCCCATTCAACATTTACATTTTTGCTTTTTGCAACTGCCAAGATATGATTTGCGATTAATTTCAATTTTTTCTCATCATATCCCTCAGCGGATGTGAATTTTCTGTATGTTCCGTTTTCAATAACTCCGCAAGGGAATATGTCAACTGCATGTCCAAATCCGTCTGACTTGATTTGATGGTTTGATTTTGCTCTTTTCCCATCGCAATTTGTTACAATTCTGCCTGGCTTGCTTCTTCCGATTTGGTATAAAGCAAACTGCTCCTCTGCTGTTCTAGCACCATCCGTGATTCTAAAATCAAATGGGCTGTTTTCAATTGCTGCTTTCATTACTTCAACCAGCTTCGGATGTACTTTTTTCATTTTGTCCAGACTTGACTGGGCAAAAGAATATTTTTTATTTCCTGTTGTTGCATTTTCCTTATCCCAATCTCTCAAATATTTTTCTTTACTGTCAACCCTGTTCAGCCATCCTGTCAAAAATTTTTCTTGTGTTTTGTCATCAGCAACTTTTGCTCTATAATAAATTCTTTGATAATTATGATATACTTCCAAAAATTCTTCAGAATTTATTGAATTTAAAACTTTTAACGTCTTATTTCCAATAATCCCATCTTCAGTCAATCTGACATTTGTTAGCAGATTTAAAACGCTTTGTGCATTTTTAATTGCGTTTTTTCCACTATTCACAGTCCAATCACATATTGATAAAGCCACTTTGTCATTTACAACTTTATCCATCTTGTTTCCTAAGTAGTATTTTTTCAAATAAATGTTTTTGGCAAAATCCTTTGTTAAATCTTGCATATCTCCCTTATATCCAAAATTCCTTGCTTCTTCTTCAATTATCCCATACTTAGTTTTTCCACCTTTATCGTGCTTATCATTTGAATATCCGCCCTCAACTTTCAGCAGATAGTCAAATATTTTATCAAATCTGTCCATTTAAATCACTTCCTTTTCTACTTTTTTAATTTCTTTCGTCAATGCAGCAATTTCTTTTTTCAAATTATCCATTTTTTCAGATGTTTCAGTAATATTAGCCTCAGTTTGGTCTGTCGGAAACGCTAACTCTTCAAATTCTGTTTTTTCATCCTCTAACTCAGCTAATTTTTTCTTTAAGTCCACAAATTCTTTTTGTTTGCTATATCTTTCACTTTTTAAATATTGTAATTTTTCGATTTTATCCTCTACCCAAGCATTATTCTTTTTATCCCATTTGCTATATGGATTTGGTTTGGCTATCGTTGCAATAGTTTTGTTTGCTTCATCAAGATAACTTCCATCATCTAGTGTTCTTTTTCCAGCCTTAACCTTTTCAAACTCAGTCATTTCTCTTAACTCTCCAGTTTCGACATCCACAACTGGATTTTGAAGTAACACGGTAGAATATTTCATTGTTTCTTCGTTCCAGTCAGGATAAAACATTGTCGGATTTTCCTTGAAATCCTCAAGTCCAGTAGTTACTGGCTGTGCGATATTTTCCATTGTTGCTATCAAGTAAATGTATATTACTGTTGTCATTTTATCACTCCATTTCTCTGTTTTTATTGATTTTGATTCTGTACTAATTTGGGAATTTGTACGAATTGTTATTACATTTTAAAAAATTTAATGCTAATTTTTAGGGACTTTGAGGTAATTTTATTTTGGGCCAACTTTAATTTGTGCTTAAAATCCTATTGCAATCCAGTAAAAAATGCTCCCAGCAAAATCTTTTCCGAATCTTGCCCACGCTTTAAAGTCAGAATTTGAAGTTGGACTAACTGCTACGCTTCTAACTCCGCCTCCGACATCGTTAGCTGTTATAGCCCAGCAAGCATTTGGAAAAGGTTTGGGAAATTTAAATGAAGCTCCATTTTCGTTTGAATTTTCAGGAACTTCGTTTCTTCCACATTGGATTATGATATTTCCTATTTTCATGAAGTTGTTTTCGGAACTGAACAAATTTTCTAGTTACTAATTTTAATGAATTTAATCTGCAAAATACGTTGCATTAATAAATATTGCTCCATTTAAAATGTTATTGCCCCACCACATTACGTTTCCGTTAGTATTTATATGTACTGTTCCGTTATTTGTAGAAATAGGAAGGAGTTCTTTTGGCCTAAAATCTTCGGGGATATTCAACAAAATTTCACCTGATCGTTTTCCGTTAAAGACATCTCCACTATCTATTAACAAGTTACAAATTTGTCCTTGTTTTAGTATTCTCCCTTGTGTCATTTTTTGAGGGAAAACATATTTTTTAGTTTTGTACAAATTTTCCAATCTGTCCGAAATCGGCTTATTACTTATTGCTCTGAATTTTGATACGTCGTTGTACGTTAAATTTGTGTCTGCGATACATTCGTAGTAAAATTTTGTTACGTTATCGTAATAAAACTTGCCTTTTGTCTTGTTTCCAACATCTTGAATATTTCCACCAAATTCTAGTCCGATTATTTCAGCTAGGCGGTTGCCTTCGAGGGGTGTACCTGATGTTATGCCATATTCTGCAATATTTATTACAACGAATTGAGTCCCATTAAATACTAATTCGTAACTCTTGTTAGGCTTAAAATCTCCCGCTTCTATTTGCTTTAAAGTTCCGTTATACTCTTTCAATAATGTATAACCAATACTGTTAAGCCGTAATTTTGTAGTTGTATTCGTGTTTTCACTATCAACGTTGATTCTTAATTTTAAATCATTATTTAATCCAAACTCTGTTAAGCCTTCTAAATTACAGATGTAATAATCAATATTTAGGTTAGTGTTTTTTATCGCCTGTAAAGTATGAATATTTCCGAGTTGCAATCCATTGTAAATTTCTTCTGTTTCAGGTGTTCCTGGTTCTTTTATATTTCCAAAAGCTGGTGTTATGCTCTTTATTTTTGTATCTCCTCTGTTCGTTTCTTCGATTTTGTAGTGTGTGCCAAATTCCACTTGTTGTACTTTAAATTTAGTTAGTTTTGCCATCTTTCCTCCTATTTCAAATCAATAATATTTTCTTCTCCCAAATCCAGTTGTCCTAAGCTGTTCCGACCAAATCGTCCAAATCTTGAATACGCAAAGTTACAAACTGGATTTCTATTTACTTCGTTTTTGATTATATTTTGTCCTAAAGTTTTACTTCCAAATCTCATTCCGACTACATAATTATCCAAACATTTGTGCGTATTTACTTTTACTCCACCGCCCACTACATCGTTTAAATCCAGTTCATCTATTAAAGAATAATCAAAATCTCTGTTACTCACGAATTTGACGTCATATAATGCTGGCTCATTATTTGTATTCAAGTTAATTAGCGGTGTTAATCCAGTAAACATTTCTCCAATATTGCTTATTGTTTCCAAATTTGGAATTAACTTATATTTTCTCATCGCCAATTTAATTCTATTTCTGTATCTATCATCAGTTTGTCCGTTTCTAGTAACATTAAATTTTTCTCCTAAATCATCAAGAAATCCTCCGTTTGCATAA